ACTGCTGTGCATTCTGTTGCTCTAATTGAGCTTTATCATGCTGGCCATCCATGCGTAAGAAATCAGAGTAAGCTGAGTGTGCTATGTAATGAAAAAATTCTGAAGGTACTTCTTCAGTAGATGTTGTAAAATTTTCTGATGTAGTAAAAGGTGTGAACTTCTTTTTGTATGTTACAAATATAGAACTATCTTCGTTGCTACTTACATTCAAAACATTAACTCCATCTTCATTGTTGTAAAAATCATATTCACGTGATGAGTTATTTAAAAATGCTTTACCTCTATGAACTCTTATTGCTTCGCTTATATCATCCTTGGCTTGTTTTCCAGTTATAGTTAAACTAGAACGGAAATATGTTTCTTCGTATGGAACTAAATTAACTTCCTTAATAATAGGAAATCCACTAAGACCAGTTCCGGTTATCGACCATTGCTCTACATTAGCTGGATTATCATGGTCAGTATAAGTACCATCAGCGTTGGCAACTTGAAGCACTATAGGTACACCACTTGAAATAGTTACAACTCCATCGTTACTAAGAGTAAGTGTAACGGACTTTACAAAAACCCATTGATTTGTTGTTGTATTTAACTTGTAAGCAACAATAGGTGCATTACCATAATTATGATAGGCTTGTATATAATATGGTCTACCGACAGAATCTTCTCCTAATTTATAATAACCACCACTCCAGTTATAAAAAGTGTTACTATCAGTAATACCTTCTACTGTAAAATTACATAACTTTCTTTCTTCTGATTGTACCAAATACCTTGGCCACATCTGAATAGTTTGGTAAGCCTCGAAATATCTACGGTTAATTAAATTAGCAATGTCGTCAGTCTCTGTCGTAGCAAAAGAACTAACACCAGCTAATGATTGTATAAGTTTAAATAAGTCACCGTAGGTTCTAGTCTGCATTATATTTTATTCGGGCTAAGGTCAGAAAACTTTTTCTGATAGTATTTTAAAAATTCTTTAGAATGAACAGTATCGTGTCCATACTTCTTTGTTAGTCGAAAGAACTCACGTGCCGGCATAGTAGCAACACACTTACCCAATGTTGGGTGAGTCTTACCAACTTCTTGTCTAGCTTCTTTACGAGCTATGTCTACTCTGTCTTTTTCTGTTGCCTTCTCCATAGCAAATCCATTTTGGATTTCCTTCATGAACTCACGGTCAACTTCCCCATCAGAGTATCTGGGTAACTTTGTAATAATTTCTGTCATAAAAATAAAAGGTAGGGGGCCGAAGCCCCCGTACCGAGAATTTAATTAACCTTGTGAGAATCTCATTGGGTCGAATACACGAACTCCAATAAGAACTTCACCGGCTGTTATGTTAGCAACGGTTCCACCAAACTTGTAGATAAGGTTAGTAGCAGATGCACCGCCAGAACCAGCTACTGGAGCTGCTCCTGCTTCAACTGTTGTAGTACCAGCACCTTGAACAAAATCTGTTCCAGTGTTGTAAACAGTCGCACCAGCGTTAGCATCAACATCAAATGACGCAATTAATGTGTCATCATCTGTTCCTGTACCTACTTCAAGTGTAATGTCTGTTGCACCGACTAGTGCTACTGACTCAACTGCGAAAGCAACATCAACCGCTCCACCAGCTGGGATAGAACCCCAGATAGTTTGGTTAGTGCTTGAGTCCACAATGTCTTGTGCACTTAAACGCAATACGTGAGTGAAATCACCATTAGCTTCGTTTACTGTTAGTTTACTCATAATTATTTACCTCCTAGTTCTTAGCTTAATGCTGTTATTTTACCATGAGCACCAGGGTGGTACACAAGAGATGTTAACGCACAGTCAACATAACCACGCTCACCACCACCTAAGTTAGGTAGACGAGTTGAGCCCATTGGAATTAACTCAGCGATACCGAAGTATTCTGGGTTGATTAAGTAACCTGTGTCTTTGTTAGTTGTATCCGGAGCACAATCTGGATTCATATTAACAATAGAAACAACACCGTGGTCTGACTGATAAAGCTCTACAGATAATTTGATTGTAGAAGAGTTACCGTCATAGTTAACGTCACGGATTGAAGTTCCAGCACCAGAACCGTCTGGGTCAAGGCGAGCGAAGTCAGCAATCTCTCTACGTAGAGCTGTGTCAGCAACAAGCATTAAGCTGTTTGTTGAGCCAGTTACACGATAGATGCTTGTGATAAGCTCATTAAGAACTGTTTCTGTGAATACACCAGAACCGTGAATAGAATCAGATGGAGTGCGGAAATCTAAAGGCACATCAGATGGGCCAGAAGAATCAATCCAGTCACCTAGTCCACGAAGGCCATATGATGTACCGGCACCGTTTTCAACTGAACGGTCGTTGTCAGAAATAAGAGTTGCCTCGATATCACGTTTAAGTTCACGGATTGCTTTAGCTTCTGCTTGAGCTACTTTAGCTGGGCCGACAGAATCGACTGCTTCTTGTAGGTCAGAAACCATGTAATCTCTGCGGAACTTTTGGATGTAGTTACCTAGACGAGCACGTCCAGAGAATTTGTCAGTAAATGCTGTTACGTCAGCACCTTCTGCAACACCACCTGTAGATGGTGTATCGAGTGTATCAACAGTCCACTCAACAAATGTAGAACTTGCACGTTCTTTGTTGGCGGAAGAAAGAACCGGAGTTTCTTCTGGAGCAAGAATAGTTAGAACATCTAACAAGTCTTCTCTATTAGAAATTGCCGACCCAGTACCAGTCACTGCGGCTGGTGCGTTTGGATTATATGTATCTGAGAATGACATTTTATATTATCGTTTTTGTATTTGTAGTTTTCTTAGTGCGGCAAAATCACGTGGGTTTCCAGTTTGCTTAAAACGAGCTTGAAGGTCTTTCACTGCTTTAGTTGTTTTTGATGGAGCTTTTTCAGATTTAGCTGCTGAACCTATACCAGTCTTGGTTGGGTTCAACGATGGAGATGACTTAGTAGTTTCCACTACTGGCTTACGTCCATAGATACTATTGGTTGCGTGAGCAAACCAGTATTCGATTTGAGCACCAATATCTGGAGCTTCTTTATCCAATACTTCTTTTAGCTTTTTATAACGAGGGTCATTGATTGTTGCTTCGTATTGCTTACGAGTATCATTATCTTCTCCACTCATCCAATCAAGTTCTTTAACTGCTTGTTGCTCGAACACTGCTTTTAGCTGCTGTCCTTGCTCTCGCTGTTGAACTTTATTGAGCTGGTCTGGAAGATATTGTTTCTGTGCCTTCCTTGCATTTAATAGTGCTTTACGCACTTCAGCCTTCGTTAAGTCCTTGCCATCTACTTCGGTAATTACATCATCTGCTGCATATGCATCACTTTCAAATAACAAGTCTTCCGCCCACTCTACTGCTGAGTTTACTTCTTCTGCTTTCTCTTGTAACTTTTCAATAGTATCCAAGTCAGAAAACGGATTGTCTTTTATTTCTTTGGGCTGATTAAGAGGGTCTTGTTTCTCTTGTAACTGTGCTTGCAAACGAGCTACCTGTTCCTCAGCTGCTTTGCGTTTAGCTGTCAACTCACCGTATCTAGCTACCGCTCTGCTTCCGAGCTTTTCAGATATTTCTCGTAATTCTTCTTCTGATAAATTATCAAAATCCAACTGTGAAAGAACGTTCTCTTCTGATTCAACTTCAGAACCCTCTGGTTGTTCTTGAGTTTCTTCAACTTCTTGAACTTCAGTTTGTTCTTCTGCTACCTCTTCTGAGATTTCTTTGGCCTCCTCTACCTGTGCGGATTCGCTTGGTGTGAGTTGACCGAGCCTTCTGTTCGCTAATTGCTGAACTGTAAGGTTTGACTGTCCCGCTGAATTTGGTTCTGCCTCAGCGTTGGCAGATGTGATTTCGTCCATAGTATTTGTTATATGTTCCACTCCTCAACGCTGAGCGATGGCGATAAATGCATTATAACACAATGGTCGTTATTTATTTAACGATTCCCTATGTCTTAGTTTTAAAGTCTCCCAATCTACCATTTGTAGTATTTGGTCATACGTTATTATACGTCCGGATATTTGTTGCAATTTATCGAAGTCAGCATTGTGCATGTCTCCGATGGTCTCTTCTCTAAGAGCGTGTATTACATTGATGAGCCTAGCAAAGGTCTCGTGATTACTCAATGCTTTGATGTCGTCTTCTAATTTGTGCATTACATTTGTTGGGTTTGCATATCACCCATTTGTGCTGGTGCTGTTCCTATCTTTCCTATTTCAGCGTTTTGCATTTGTTGCATTTGGAAAGTATATTGGCCAGCGTACTTCTGAAGTCGAGCAGCAAATGCTTCATCTTGCTGTGCTCGTTGTGCAATATCCGGTTGAGCTGTGTACTGTTGAATGACTTGCATAGCAATTTGAGCTCCTGTAGGACGTGCTGGCATTTCAATCCCCGCAAAGATTTTTGCCAAATCGTCTGTAACATCTTTAACAACTTGCTGTTGAGCAGCTTCTGTCGGCTGAAGTACAGCATCCGCAAGAACTGGGTCAATACTATTAGCAGCAATGTCCAAAAGATTTTGAATATTAATCCTACCGCTGCGGTCAAGTTGCGTAAGCGAAACCATAGACTGGAGTTTTTTCTCGCTGGTTTCTGGGTCTGTATTAAGTACGTCATAGTTTATTGTTATATCAAAGTTTTCATCTGGGTCTCCTTTGCTAAACATTTGAGAATCCGGTACACCTGTTACTCTAAAGAATACACTGTCCGGCCCAAATCTTTGGAAACATCTGTATGACATTCTGATAACTTCTGCTGCGTGTTGCAAGAACTTATCTACTAAAAATTGTTTTCTTATCTGACTGATTTGTGAAGTTTCATCTAGACCACATAATCTATCTGCTTGTCCTTCCATTGTTTGTTCTATCTCTATAGAACCAGTAGGAGGTGGAGGTGTCGGTGCAAAGTCAAAGTCACCTTTACGTCTATATGGAATCATACGTCCCGGCCCCCAATCTGTTGGAGCTTGTCCAACTGGGTGGAGTATCGGAGGTAGCGTTGCTATGCTGTTCCTATCAATACGAGAATCTCGTTCAACCTTAACTTGGTTTTGTATTCCTCTGAGAAGGTCGGGTATAGTCTGCACGTCATACAAACGCTTACTATCCTCCGATAATTTTGTAACCACAATCGGATAGTCTTCGTATCCATTCATTAGTTCAAATTTTGCATAGCCTTGAGTAGAACCATCACCATCAAACTCTCTGTGGAAAATTGTTTGATAGATACCTTCTGAACCATCTTCTGGGTCAATCAATCTTTGGTATCCATAAACTATTTCAACTAGCTCATCAGCTTGGTATCCTCTATCAGTAAGGCCAATACTTCTTTGTCCTTCTTGTTCTTTTTCAACTGAATATATATTTACACCACGATAGTGTTCGATAATGTATTCAACAAAGTCTTCATCCCATCCATCTGTAATTACTTTGTTTTGTAATTCTTGTGGAGTATAGTAAGTTCTCCAGAAGCAGAATGGTGCACGCTGTGGGTCAGTAACATAAGGAGGAAAAAAGAAATCTCCATCTGGGGCTAGTGTCTTTACTTCTGGTGCATCTATTTGTCTACGTACAATCGGTAGTTCTGCTTCACCACCTTTGCGTAATTCTTTTAATGCTTTCTTAATTCTTTTTTCGGTAGCTGTTGGAAATACTTGCTGCATTAATGAAGTCAACTCGTCATCCATATTCCCGGCTTCTATAGCTCGGTATATATCTGGACTCATCTGACCAATCTGTGCTAGATTTAGTTTTTGCAAATATGTTCTGTCTTCTCTCTGCCAACCAACATAGGTAATTAATATACCTCTTTCCAATAAATAGTTAGCTCCTAGTTCCATTTCTTTCTTAAAACGAGGAATATATCCAGATGTAATCATCCATTTTAAAAAGCTAGATACTATCTTTGACCTAGCCATATCACTGGATTCTACTGGATAAGCACGCACATTAGCACGGTTAAGACTAGACATGAAAAGAGATACCAAGCGAGTAATGCGTTCATCAATAGTGTGGGCCTCCATGTCTGATGCACCTTCCCAAGGGAATGCATCTGAACCATGCTTTCTATGGTCACGACTTTTTCCGGGCCAAAAGTTTCTTCGGTCATCGTATGAGCTTCGGCATAAATCGAAATATGCTTCTAACTCTGTAACCGTTTGGTCATATGAGTATCTTAATGTTTGTACATCGGGTTCGTCACTTACATAAGTAAGAGCGTTTGAAATTGATTCACTTTCCATTTAGTTTTTTTCTAGCAGATTTTAAGATGTTGCGTAGCAAATCTTTTGGTGTTCCTATTCTATCACACATATCCGAGTGTGACATTTCAGTTGTATGTTCATGCTTGATATATCGACATAACATCTCCCAAGCAGCAAGTCTATCTATCTGTTCGTTTCGCCACTTTTGTGTAGCTGTTATACATTTAGGCCCTTTTGATTTTTTTCGGCACATATCTATAACTCACACCCTTGTCATCTTCTATACATTCTACAGCAACTGTTTTACCAACTAGTCTTCCCCAATACTTTCTAGGTAAAAGAACTGGTACACGTTTACCAATCTCTTTACTATATGCCCAGTTATAACATCTATTTGGACATTCCTTTAGTATTTTTACTTGAATATGTTTGGGTACAATCTCTGGAATATCAAATGCTTCCTTAAGAATCTCCACACCTTCTGGTGTTATCCAAGTACCTTTACCCCTTCCGGTAACCATCTCTTCGGGTAACTTACCCTTTGCAAGCTGTAACGCTTCGTCAAAATCTACTTTGTATTCTTCTGATAGTGTTACTAATCTAGTTTTCATTAATATCCTCCTTTGGATTTTACTGTAGCCATCATCTGATAACTGTTATAGTGGTCGGGGCCTAGGCCTCCATTGCTCATACGTAAGTATCGTATTAAGTCAAAAAAGTCTTTCAATGCCTCATCCATTTTTCCATTACTATTATAATTTATGAGACTGTCAATTAAATTTTCACATCCTTCGTGAATAAAACATCTAGGCCTATTGGCCTCATCTATTTCATAATTTGGATTGTAAGTAAACCATTCATCTACGGCAGCTATACCAATCTCTTCATTCTTACCATCACTTGGTACAAATATCATACCGTAGTCTTCAAAGCTAGTAAACAAGTCAGTATTGTTTTCATTTTCTTTTGCAAAGAATCTTGAGTCACCTATTCGCTCCATAACATTTATATTCATCTCATCTTCTATCTCTTTGAATAGTTCTGTATATGCTTGAACATCTAATCCAATCTTTTTGGCTGCTGGGCCGTATCTCCACTTCGGGTCACCGAATAATGCCCACTCTCCATACGTAGCTCTATCTGGCCATTCTCTTAGAATATATATATCACCTTCTTCATTTACGGCCGCCCATAGACTTACATAGTTTCTGGCACCAGCTGGGTCAACAACTTGGTAAACGGTAAAGTCCTCGTTGATTTCGGGCATACGCATACCATATTTGTTTTCCTCATCTCCGAGTACATTGACTTCTGTAGAAAATAAAGGTAACAGCGAAGTCATTGACTTTACTGGCACACCATATGCTCTGACCATTATATCTTCTTCAGAACGATTGGCTAAGTCCTTAGCTATACGTTCGTATCCGCCAAATGGATTTTCATCTGAATGAAGATAAACTATACTTGCATCCCGCTCTGGGCTGTATTGCTTTACCGGTAATGGTTTATTATTTAACAGTTCAGCTTCTTTTGTTTCTAATGTTTCTGCTCCTTTTAGGTACTCAGATATAAATGGTGTGTACCCATCAATCGGAGTAAAACCTATAAGCATCTTAGAGTTCCGGGTAGCTAATCTGAATCGTAAAGTATTTACCAGTGCTGCATCTCCTAGGTATTCGTCCAGCCATGCACCGATATTCAATCCAGTAGGTTGCTTGAACCCGAACTCAAAACCTTCTAAGATAGTTTGGTTATTACTGAACTGAGTATATGTTTTGAAATCAACACGTGTTCGTGTGTCCGGAAAAATAAATGAACTACCTGTGAATCCATTTTGCATAGAAAAGTTTATGTAACCTT